TAGCCGAACTTGTGCAGCTCAGGCAGCTTCTTGATGACACCGTCTCCGACATCGTTGCGGACGATCATGTTGGAGAACTTGATCTTGTCCACGGCGCCATAGACCTTGTCTTTCGCCTTGGAAACCGTCTTCCCAAGTCCGGTCACCACCATAACATATTCGCCGCTGGTTTGATAAATCGGCTTGTCCACGACCTTGCCATCCTGCATGGCCGGTCCCTTGCCAATCATCATATCCACCGGGTGTACCTGGTCCCACATCTCGTCCGCACCAGCAATCGGATTCCCCTCAACCTCCTTGGGTTCAGCGTCACCGTAAGGATAACGAGGCTGCGCCAGCACCACACCCATGGAAACATCGCGAGAGACCTTTAGGCTGTCCTCACCTCTCAAAAGGTCGAACATCCACTGGGCAGGGTCGCAGGGGTGTGACGCACACTGGATGAAGAACGCAGGCCAGCCCAGCCGGCACGTGAACTCAAACGGCCAAGCCTTGCCCTTGCTATCAATTCCGCACCCGATGGCGAAGTCGCCCCGATGGCCAGCCTTCAAAAGCTCGGCCTCCATAGGCATCAGCATCTCATCCGCCATCTTGTCCTGTTCAACATACTGGCAGACGGTGCCTTGCTCTCCGGTGTTGGGGCCGAAGTTGCCGGGCATGAGCTTCTTGTGCTCAAAGCAGATCTGCCACTTGTTGGGCAAGAACCCTTCCGGTCCAAACCACCCACTCACACCCACCTCGGCAATCATGTCGATCTTCTCTTGAAGCATGACCTGGCCCTTGGGGTTCAGCCCTTGTGCCTGCTTCCTCTGAAGCCAGCCCACCAGATCGGCGGGATCCGTGGAGACGTAGGACAGCGACTTGTCCTCATTGTCGCCCATGGTCTTGAACACGTAGGACTTGTCCGACTTGCGGGCGAAGGTCTCGGCCTCTTTAAGGTTGTTGAACACTTGGTAGTCAGGGACATCGATCCCGACCCGCTTCATGGCGTCAAGTCCCGCTTTACGGTCGATCTCTAGCTTGGAGGACCGAACCGTTGGTGAGAATATTGTAAACCCCATGTCACGGTAACGATCCAGCTCGGGCATGAACTTGGCGTTGGCCGTGGTAACGATCAGGCCATTCTTCGCCCACGACATGGACGGCTTCCAATCGTCCACAATGGTTATGCCGGGGAAACCTTCACCGTTGCGCGTGGGTTTCTTGCTGTAGCGATACCACCGGACCTCATGCCCATAGGCTTCGCAGCGAACCGCAAAGTCGAGGCCGATGTTGTCTGCATCGATAAGCAAAACTTTCATTTGCAGATCCCGTAGCCATCAAGCCCTAACTCATGAGCTAATAGCATTTCCATGAGCATGGAGAAACGATGCTCGCGACGGTACGGTGCGCGGGGATCATCACCCGGCTCGGCGTCGTCTGAATGCAGCTTGGCCTCCAGTTCAGCCTGGAACCGCCAGTCATGGGCATCCACCGCTTCTTGGGATACTCCCCGCCGCTTGCAGAGGTACGCCTCCACAAGCTCATGCAGGGCGATCAGCAAGGCTTCCGGCTCATCCCCCGTGGCGCGGATGTGCAGGCAATCGTCCGCAAACCACCAGTCACCCAGCGTGTCGTAGCGTTGCTCTTCGCCAGGGATGAAACGGATGTCTATACGGTTCATTGTTGAACACTCGGGGGCAGAACTTGGCCGGCAGCCTGGGTGGTCAGTGGCAGCGCGTTAACTCCGGTCCTTTGGGGAACCTTGACCCCACGGCGCAGCATTTGAGATGCGAGCGCATTGGTCGATGGCGCGACAACAAAATTATTGAGCAGTCCACCAACACCCTTGGCGGTTGAACGTTCAGACGTGCCAGAATCCGGGATGAGATCCCGCATGACCATATGATTGCGTTCAGCGAACGGTTGCATCAAAGCATCGCCCGCAGCGTACAATTTATGACGCACACCACCGGCTTGGCGTTTCACTTCTGCCAGCAAATCGCCAGAACTAAACACGCCGAAGCTGTCTTTCCGCCGAGTTGCGGCTTCTTCAACTCGGGTCAACATCGCGTAGGATTTATTAGTTGCCCGCAATGCATCCCGCACACCGGGGTCCGAATGCCGTTCAGCAGCGGTTCGCAACGCCATTTGCACATTGGACAATTCATCGCCCAACAATTGCTGCGCGGTGTCACCAGAACGCTTGTATATTCTGGAAAGATGACCGACTTGCGATTCAATGTCTTTAAATGTCTGGCCGTCAATCCGATCGCCAGGCTTGAGACGCTTCAGGACGCGGCCATTGATGATCGCTTCCAATTGCTTTTCTTGCGCGGGCGGAAGTTCAGCGCCACCCGCTCTGATCACGCTCAGATCGTGGACAAACTCATCATCGGCCTTAACCTTGATCTTCGGAATGATCTTTTCGTATTGATCGCTTAGAATTTGCTGAAGGTTTTCAATTCCTTCCCGCCCGACTTTGCCGGTGTACTTGATCCCGAGGGGCTCCAACACTTGATTATAAGCGGCGACGTTCATGCTGCGAACAGAACGATCTTCCTCCTGGCGGATGGCCTGGCTGACAAACGGATTGCTCTTCGCACGTTGTTCGGCCCGCGCCAAAGCGCCGCCCGCGCGGCGACCCGGCGTGAGATAAATTCCTTGAGACTCCATGTCAGCGACATGCTGCGGATTGATCTCAAACGTTTCTGCTTCCCAAGGTTCACGTACCGGCGGCTTCACGACACCCTTCAGAGCGTTCTTTCCAGCCGACACAGCACCGCCAAGGCCAGCCTCCAGGATGCGACCTCCCATGACACCAGCAGCGCCCTCGGGAACATCCAGAGCCGCACGTTTGGCTTGTTCAGCAAGCGTAGTTCTTGGGGCAGCACCAGATTGCTGAGTGGCCCAATCGTATAACTGACCGCCGAGGCCAGCGCCCAGACCGACACCCGCAGCCTCCGTTGCTATACCGCCAAGACCAAGCGTCGGGATTGCCGCCACGCCAGCTTCCGGCAATGCCAATGCGCCACCGATGATTCCGCCCGCACCCGTCGCGAGTGCTCGACCCGTGTCGCGCCACTTGTCGGCGGCAGTTTGAGCGCGTTGAAGGGGTGGCGGTTTAGTTGCAACTGGCGCGGCGTGTTGCTCCATTGCAATCGCAATATCCGAATCCGGCGTCCCGTCGGGAAACGTAATGAATGCGCCGTCTGGTGCTCTGACACGCATAGGCATTAGCGTTGCACCTTCTCAGTTTTTTTGGTTGCCGGATTCCAAACGTATTCGGTCACGCCAGCTGGCGCGGCAGGCGCAGTGCCATCCGGCGACATCTCTTCAGCAGCGGATTCCTTGGCGGACGCCTTAATCGCGGAAATCTCCGACAAGAGTTGCTCGCCCTTCGCCCTGGCGTCGGCAGGGCTGGTGATGCCGAGCAGATCTCTCGCGTGCTTGCGTGTCTCAGCGTCACCCGCACCAGTCGGTGCAAGAGACCGGGCGTAGGCACCCGCGACAGCATTTGACGCCAGCAGGGCTTTGCTGACGGCAGGGTCACTGACTTGCGTCTTGCCCGCCAGAAGGGCGTCACGAAACATCTTCACTTGCGGCAAGCTGAGAGCCGACACCCGATCCACATATTGCGGAATCAGGCCTTTGGTCTCGTTGCTGTAGTAGTCCATCTGGCTTTTCAGCGTGGCGGTCCGTGCCATGCCCTTGCCTGATGCTTGATCGGCCAAGATCTCAGCGGATGTAGGCTCGCGTCCGTTCTTGGCTTTGAACTCTCGCCTGAACGCACCAGCCGCCATTTGGGCGTATGTCGGTGCGCGTCCGGTCTGCTTTTCAACAGATTCCGGTGCTTTGATGGGCGTGCCATCCAGCGTGGACGCCTTACCCGTCCTGGCGTTGTATCGGATCGTGGCGCCGGTGGTCGGGTCGTTCATAACCGTCCAACCGGATTCCGCCTCCTTCTGACGTTCAAACTGGAGGCGAGCGCCCTCAATGCCGACCCGTTTCGTCTCAATGCCTTCCTTGAAGGTTTCTTCCCGTCGCTTTTCCTGACGGTCGAGATAATCCTTGGACGCCACGGAGAACGTGCCAGGATCGAACTGGCGAGGCATCTTGTGGCCCTTGGGCGCAATCTCACTGAGGTCGGCAAAGTCCTGATCCCAGACCTTCTGCGCGGCTGCTTGCTTCTCACCAACAGAACCTTTTGTGCTGGTGTAGGCTTCCATGGCTCGGCCGGCAGCGTCGTGCTGGGCTTCCTCAAACTTCATCATCCGCTCGGATTCTTTGGCATCCGTTTCGGCTTGAAGCTTAGTGGTCTCGGCCGTCAATTTGTCTTGCTCTTGGTTGCCCTTGACCAGCGCAGAATACGCATTGAAGTCCAAGCCACGAATTTTGGCGAGCGTGTTTGCATCGACCTTTTGACCCGGCTCATAACTTGATTGAGCCAAGACGTCCTGAATGGCATTGGCCTTCTGCGAAGCAGCTTGCGCCGCCTGCATTTCCATCTGCTGGGCTTTTAGCTGTTGCAGCATGTTCGCTTGTTTCATCGCATTCGACGGATCGAATTGCTGAAACTGCGTGTTCAACATGCCGTAGATTGAGGTGTCGAGCGCCATGATCAGCCCCCAGTAAACGTGAAGTCAAGCGGGCTTGAGGCAAGGGGTGCGCCCGTCATGGCATAAGTCGGAGAGACAAGCGGTCCAGCACCGCCAAACACGCCGCCGGAATTTCCATAAAGTTGCTGCATGGTCAGCGCATTGGCGATGCTGTTGACCCCACCACCAATAGCGCCGGTAATAGCGTTTGCACCCGCGATGCCCGCCGCGCCTTGTGCGCTTGCCGACCCAGTCATCAAGTTGCCCGCCGCGTTAGCGTAATTTTGACCGGCTTGTCCCACGCCCGCCGCCGCGTTTTGGCCAAGGTTGGCTACATCGGCTAGCTGGTTGTATCTCTGATTTTGTTGCCCCATGTAGTTCTGGAGCTGCTGTTGATAGTCCATCTGCGCCAGCCCTTGGCCCTGCTGTTGCAATGCGAGAAGCTGGTTGCCGCCGAGCCCACCAATGCGTGACGCCGCATTCTGTGCCGATTGCAGGCCCTGTTGCAGTTCAAATTGATAAGCGGGTGAGGCTTGAAATGCTTGCTGGCTGAACGGCGCGTTGAGTGAACCTTGACCAATTGCTCCGGTTGATCCTGGCGCGAGGCCAAGCCCTTGTTGCAACGCCGTCAACGCATTGCCACCAGCCGCCATATACGGCGCTTGATTGGCTTGCAGTTGCTGGAATTGTTGCGCTTGTAGGGCCTGCGCGTTTGCGGAGGCTTGCGCCTGTGCGTCGGCGGCGTCAGACGCTGCGCCTGACGCAATAGCCGCGCCTCCCACAGATGCAGCGCCCATGATGAGCGCAGGAATAAAGAAAGGCATGGTCTATTCCTTCAATTCGTCAGGCACCCACCATTCATTAACACCGTGCGCCATCTCGACGTTATAACCCAAATCGCTCTGGATGTTCAGATGCATAAGTTGATGCAGCATCGGCTGGGACGTTCCCGGTGTCAGCCAATCAATAGCGTCCGAGATCGTCCAGTAGCTCAATTCATTGTAAGGTATCACTCGCACCAACGGGTGGTTTTCATATAGCCGCAGCATCTCTTGCAGGGCTTCCAGCCGTTTGCGCATTATTGGATTGTGAATGCCGTACCGATGGAAGCTTTCTTCCACCTGATCCACCGATCGGCGGATAATCAATGTCCTCGGGCGGAGTTCGTCCAGGATCGAAGGCAGCAGCATTCCCAGACCGGAATCCGAGATGCCCACATACCGGAACTTGCTCTCGGTCCACAGCCGCACCAGCTCGGGCCAATCACTTAGCCATGCGGTGGGTTCATGATGGCACACACTCTCCGGTGTGGAGGTTGCAACAGAGAACCAAGCCGTCCGAGATCTGGGCAAGCCGGTGATGAAAAACGGTGTGCTCATGGACCCGTTAGCGCCGCGATGATGGCGTTGACCGCAGTGACAATCTGCGTCGTGGTTGGGCTGGCTGGCAACGGGGTGATAGCAGAACAGGACTTCTGCAAGTTGCTCACCGCATTGGCCAGCGTGACGTTGTATTGATAGTAGGCCGGCACCGGCTGACCATTGGGCTGCACCCATGGGCTAGGTGCGACTGGGGATACCTTGACAACCATCAGCCAATCTCTGCTGCCAGCAATGCCACCTTGTAGGGATCACTCGACGATAGCTCAAACACCCGATCCTGACTCAAGCCGCGCCGTTCAATCCCCAGCCGGTTGAACTTGATGCGCTGTGCAGTAGCACCGATCAGACCGACAGGCTGGAAGAACTCCGACGTGTAGCTGGACGAGTCAAACGTCTGGCGCAGCATCATCTGCGGATTGTCCACCGTTGAAATGCCACCGGTCTCAGCCTGTATCTCAAGCCAGGAGATCCGAAACGCATTGGATGTCGTCTGAGGCAGCGCCCGCCAGCTCCTCAACCATTTCCGCCGCTGACCGGCGTCAGTGTAGGTGTTGAGGTTGTACGCATAGAGCTTGCCAGCGTTGTAATCCCCCACCACAACCTTGCCTGCAAAGAATTGACAGGTTGCCGTCTGGTGACGGGAGAAGTTGCCGTTGCTGAACGCAAGCCGCTTGTGCCAGGCGGGATATCCCAGCTGCCGGGTTGCAGTGAGATCCAGCACCCAGGTCTCATTACCAGAGGGGAAAGTGATCTGGTAGAAGTAATGGCCTTCCTGTTGGTAGGCGTAGGCGATGGCATCCGTCAGCGTGGGATACTGAGCGGTGGCGTATTCCATGCCGTGTGTCGAGACCCGTTCCGGCTGATACCCGTTTGCGAGATAGACCACGCCTTGGCCCTGGTCGTTCTGCGAAAGCCACAGGAGGTTGTCACCGACATTGCAGATCGAACCCTGTGCGATGCACCCGATCTCAAGCGACACACCGTCAAGACGCTGGAAGGCAAACGGGGATAACCCAGCATTCACCCACACAAACGTCCCGCGTTCCTTGAACACGTAGATCTGTCGGTGCAGTTCACCGATGCCGACGATGTTGGACAGCTTGCCGTTCTCCACGCCGTAGTTCAGCGCCGGCCAGCTGGTCAGGTCGTTGATGGACGATTGCCAGATGTTGGACGTTCCGTTCTGACTGACAACACCGAAGCCGTCCTGGTACACCGCAAGGCCGGGATTGCTGAATGGCAACGTGATGGAGTTAAGCGCACCGTTGACGATGCTATATCCCCCGATGCCATCAAACAGCGCCACTTGGGTTGCGTTGGCGATCATGGAGACCTGACCGGAACCCGTGGCGATATTCCCCAGCAGGGACACGTTGAAGTTTGAAGTGACGATATAAACGCCCGTCCCCGACACCACGTACAGGTTGCCGTTGAAGGTCAGCATGCCGCGAATGGGGCCGTTGCCCACCGTTGCGAGAAGGTCCAGACCCGGCGTGCCATAAAACGCACCGACCTGTGCACCTTGGCGGGTCTCAACGATCTCGGGATAGAGGTTGATGCACTGCTCAAGCGATAGGTCCCGCGAGCGGGAGACGTAAGCCGTGCCGAGGAAGGGGGTCTTCATTCACCCTCCATCCAATGATTGAGATATCTTGCCTGCAAGCCCGTCAGAGCCGCCAGCATGACATGCGTCCCCGCATTGTCCCCATGACACCAGCCTAGGGTCGTGTCCCTGTTGGGAGCCGCGTAGGCGTAAGCGATGGCCACAATCTCGCCACGCTTGGCTTCTTCCAGAATGCGTTCGAGATCCGCCACGATGTCAGCATCTGCTGTGCCAGGAGGAACTCTGCCGAATGGCGAGATGACTTCACCCATCAGGTTC